ACTATTAGCCCTATTAACGCTTGCGGCAGCCTTCCTGCAAATTATCCTATTCTTCAAGTTATGGATAATGACGAATGACGTTAAGAAACTACGCGAAAATTGCGAACATTCGAATAAGTCTAACTTCAACTTTGAAATACGTAAGTCGCTTGCTTCGGGGGACAAAGAGAAAGCGAAAGAATTGTTATTAAATCGCTTTTACGATAGTATTTCCGAACTCAATTATTCGGGGTTGGATAAATCGGAAAGTAATTGGTTCCAGATTCAAAAAAACATAGACGCGGATTTTTTGAAGTTGAAAGAAAGGCTTGCTAACGACCTTTCAAAGATAGGCGAGCAACTACCGGAAAATATTAAGCAAATGAAATCCGGAAATGAATTTTACGAACTGTTTAACTAAATATCTTATGAAACACTTTTGCCTGTTATGTGCGCTTTTTCTGTTGGTAGGGTGTTCCAAAGATGAAGACCCCGGAAGAAGCTACACCGAACAACAAGAAAAAGCCTTATCCGTGTTTAACGGGACTTGGGCCGATACCCAATTTTCAAACCTTGGCGACTATCCCGGTGCCGAATTGCAACCCGACCCGGATAAAATCATATTCGGAACCCAAAACAATAAGCCCGTAGAAATCTACGAAAACGACTTTATCGAAGGTGAACGGCTGTTATTCTCTGCCTTCGGCGAATTGGTTTACCATAACGAAGGTTACGAAGATGTACCGTGCTATTATTGGGTATCGAACACGGCCGATGAATTACGCCTATACAGGACTTCCACCAAGAAGCTATACAAGAAATTCGCACTTTCTATAAAAAGCGATACGAAAATGAACCTTCACGCCCCCGATTTATCGCTACCGTACATTTTTGTAAAGCAATAGTATGAAGTGGATAAAAAAGCTATTTTTTGGCAACGCCAAGGCTTCCCCGTCCGATGACGATAGAATAAGCAACTTTTCCGTAGATGAAGAAGGAAATATTTCGGCAATCGTAACCCTTTCCGTCAATGGCGAAAAATTGGAATTTCCAATAGATACCAACGAACAAAAATTAGCGGAAGAAGCTAAGGCGAAAGAAGCAAACAAAGCAAACCCCAATTCCTGCGAACGGGAACCGGCCGAAGATGAAATAAAAGTACCTATATCGTTTTTAACACCGGAAAATATAGCTTTGTCAAATAATGGGCCTAACCTTTTCAGCATATATTTACGCGCTAAAAGATTGGGGTATAACAATATCGCAATTAAAAAAGATGTTTACAAAGAAGCATTTAATAGTATTGTGAAAAATAGACGGCTCAATTATTCAATACAACGAACCGCATCGTTAAACATGCTTGGTATCGCTTATGAAAAGAAGGGGGAAATAGAAGCCGCCATACAAGTTTACGAAGAAAATATAGCCATGCGTTCCAACGGTCGGCACTCATACGATAGGCTGAAAATCATATATCGCCGACAAAAAGATAGGGAAAACGAAATACGGGTTTTACGAACGGCTATTAGCGTATTTGGGGAAGGCTCGGAATATAACGAACGCTTGCTTAAACTACTATCCAAACCAAATAAACCCGCATGATACGAGAAACGGCCCTATTTCCGTTTATCTCCTTTGTCGGGTACCAGCCTATACCCTGCGGAATTGAAGGCCACAAAATCGAAATTCGGGAAAAATAAGGAAGGAGTAGCACCGCGCTACTCCTTCTTCTTTTCTTCTGTATCGTCGTCTTCCGCCATAGCGTCGGTTTCTGCTTCCCAACGGTCGATAGCGGCCGCGTGTTCCCGCCGGTACGCTTCTTTTTCGTCCTTCGGCATTGCGTCCCAATCCTTACGGGCCTTCGCCCATTTATCGTTATCGGGCCACTTATCTATTTCTTTTACTTCTATCATAGCTCTACAAGTGTTATGCGGACTTCTTGCCCGGAAATTTCGTGCTTCACTATCTTAAACCGGGTGCCGTTAGTAAATAATACTTCCCGCTGGTCTTCGGGAGCAAATTTACCGTTAAATTCCGAAATATCGGATATGTCGCGGCCGTTTTTGCTCTGAATTTCAAAAAGTACCCGTACTTCCGTCTTCTTCAAATCTCGATAGCTGGCAAACCGGTAAGCAACCGCCGGCGTTTTTGTCGATGAAGTGAAAATAGCGTGTTTTACTTCGTCTTTGCCGGCGTAAAGGCGTTCGTAATCCTTTCGCTTCATAATCGCGCCTCGGTAGACGGTTCCCCGATACTTCGGCAATTCTTCCAACGCCTTAGCCATAAGGGAAGCCGAAGCCTTGTTAAAGTCGGTAAGGGTGCCTTTATCCAACTGCTTATTAAGCTGCCGGTAGTTCCCGCCTTGCTGGGTGTAGTGATGAAGGGCCGCAAGTTCTGTATTCTGAATATCCGGGTAAAGCGTACTAAGCAATTGCGTTGCCCGTTCCATTGCTTCGGCTGTGCTTCTTGCTCTCGTAAACTTCCGTTCTTCGGCGGTGTAGGTGTTTACCGGCAACGTGCCTATACTTTTACGGTTATCCCGAACAAAGTACGGTAAGGTCTTCCAACCTTTCGAGCGTTCCTCGTTTTTGGCTATCCAATCGGTCAAGGCTTTCGGAACCTGCGTTACGGTGCGCTGGGGGTTCGGTTTCCAATCCTTCAACTTTCCGGCCTTACGTGCCCTTATTCGTTCCCTAAAATCGCTTTCCGAAATAAAGATAGGCACCATTTCGCAACGGCAATGCGGATGCCAACCCGTCCAAAGGAAAGTTTTAGGGTATCGACCGGCTAATACGTCGCAAATATCGTATAAGGTTCGTAATTTACCGTTAATTACTACCGTATGGTTATTGCTCAACCGAATTTCGTACCCGATAATAAGGGGGTTATTTTGGTAGCTTTCCCACTCTGCACGGCGGTAGGCGGCGTTCATTTCGGTAACGGCAAGGCGGCGGGCGTTCTTGTACGCCGACCTATATACACCTTGGCCGGGGTGGTACTGTTTCGCCGCTTGGCTTAATTCAAGTTCCCCGGTTTCCTTGTTGCGAACCCGTCTATAAAGCGCGTCGGGATTGTTCAAGTACCCGCGAAGGCTACGGCTTACTTCTTCCGGGCTTTTCCCTTCAAGTATGCCGTTTTGTATGATAATTTCAAGTTCTTGTTTCGCCTTCGCCGTCAAATTCCAAACACGGGTAGATAGGTTCATACCCTCGCGGCTGGCATTGGCGTAGGCATGGCCCGTTGCTCCTTTGGCCCGGTGTGCCTTTACTGCCTGTTCGCAAATGTCGGTAGTTTCTTTCCGCCGCGTCGAAGTCTTCCCGAATACTTCTAACACCTGTTCCTTTACCCGTGCTTCTCCTTTGTCCCAACTTCCTATAATTCCGTTCTTGGTAATAAGGGCTGTTTTGCTGCTAAGGTCTTTTAGGTACCGGTCTAACTTGCGTTCGGCGGCCGGGTTCCCTTTCCAGGTAAAAGAAGCCCCCGATTCTATCGCTTTCCTAACCTCGGTAAGTTTTAGGGCCGCGTGATAGGTATTGCCAAACAAGGCGTAAAGTTGCTTTTCTACGCTTGCTATATATTTTATAACTTCTTGCCTTTTATCCATTACGCCCTAAGTTCTTCTATTGCAATTTGGATATACTTACTTAAAATTGCGTTTAACTCGCTGCAAGGGCCGCTAATTACGTCGTACCCCTTGCTTTCAACGTATAGGGCATAATCGGCGGCGGCAACGATAACCGCTACTATGTCGTTCGGGTATTGTGCTGCCGCTTCTTCCGCCATACGCTTACCTTTTTCTACGCCTTCGCTTCCTTTCTCCCCGCCGGTAGAACCGAAACTTTCCGCTACCTTTTCGCCGTGATTGTAGATAACAAAGCCAATCGACGAACGTAATAGGTGCGTTCGGTCTTTGTAAGTGTTCAATAGTTTAGCGTTCTGCGTAACCTCTAAACAAGCCATTTGCATAGCGTCTACAACGGTGGCAGTTATGATGTCTACCGCTTCGTAAACGCCTGCAAATAGCTTATCTATGTCGAATTTTGCTACTATGTTACCCATATCTTAATTAGATACTTGGTTAGTAGTTATACGGTGGGTTCGTAAATAGACGAATAGGAAGCCGCGCTTTCTTCGGCTTCTATCTGTTCTATCTCTGCGTCCGTGTCGTTTACCCAGCCCAACTGTTGTACGGCCGTCTTCCGCGAACAAATAGCCTTCTGACCGGTGGCCGAAAGAAGAAGGTTTACGTTCGCGGCTTCGTCCTCAATCATAAACGGCACTATTTCGGGTTCGATAATAAGGCTACCGCAAGCGTCTACAAAAGCCTTATCCTTGGCGTTCATTTGTGCTAAAAACGCCTGTATTACGCTTAATCGACGCTGTAAATAATCGTCGAACACCTCGCATTTGTCCTGTACTTTTAGGTGCGCGTCCATAAATAGCAACTTCAAGGCTACACCCGAAACGGCCCCGATACCCTTTACCGAATCGAAAGCAATATCCGGCGTTTGCGTAATGGTGTAAATCATACGCAAAAGGGTTTCTATCTCTAATTTGACGCTTTCGGGGGCTTGCGCCCAGCTTAGATATTGTGCGGTCGCGCCTTCTTCGCCCTCGATAACGGCCCCGCTTTCGCCCTTCTTGGCCCAACCCAAAATAGTACCCGTAGTAAAGATTTTCGGGCTTGCGTGGTAGTCGTTGGTATCGGCGAAGTTAGAAAGCAACTTTTCCAAGCGGTCTATAAGGTTCTGCACGTCTTCCCATTCTACGGCGGGCTGGCGGCCATAGATAACCGGGATTTTGCCTATTTGGTTCTTCTTGGGGTAGCCGTCCAATAACTGCCATTGGTTGCTGGTAAGCGTCCATTTCCGTATTTCGGTATCGGTATAGGTTTCGAAATAGGTATGTTTTACCCCCGCGCTATCCTTTACGACGTATTCGCGGGAAAAAGCTACCATATCGCCCGTTTCATCGAAGTAGGGGTAAAGCCTATCGCCGAACAACGGGCTAAAAATGGCTACCCGAAGTTTGTGCGTTGAATCGAAGCCGTAGTTTTTCGTCGGTTTCTCCACCGGGTACCAAAGTTCGGCCGATTCCTTACTGCTATACATACCCCGCGCTACCTTTCGGTTAAGGGTGCGGCTTTTGTTATCGAACAAAACACGCTTTACAGCCTTCAAAACGTCGGCTTCCTTGGTGCCTTCTTCCGGTTCCGCATTAAGAATTACGGGGTTTCCGAACGTGAAGGCTACGGCCCGCTTTACTATAAGTTTCTGAATTGCCAAGGCTACGCGGGCTACCGGCTCGATACGGAAGTTTTCGGTTTCTCCGTCGCCATTGGTAACGGTCTTTATGTTCTTCTTTTCTTCGTCGTTTATATCGAAGTCGGAAAGGTCTACTTTTACCTTCTTATCCCTACGCTTTACCGGGTCGTTTACGTCGTGGCCTTGGGGGTCAAGCTGGGCGATATATTCGGCCGCGTTCGGCTCGGTCGCATTACGTCCGTTCTTCAATTCGGCAATAGCGGTACTATGGTTCTCGCTCGCCAAAAGTTCGTTAATCTGCTTGCTGTTCATTTTATTGTCTATTGATAGTTAAACATTATGCGAAATATCCGGCCGCGCTTTTCTTACCTGTAATTGGCCGTTGCTCTACGGTTCCGGTCAATGCGTCCGGCGCGTCATCGTGGGCGTTCTTGCCAACCTTCATATAGTGCGTAAGGGCTTGGTAGAAATCGGGCCACATTTGCGCCCACCCGCGCGGGAAATAGGTAAGGTTTTGCACTTCCGCGCTATGCGTAAATATGCGTACGGCTTTGTTTTGGCTTTGGTGGAACCACTTAATACGGGTTTTGTTGTTACCCATTAACCGGGCTTGTTTCTCTACATTACGCGCGAAGCCCCGGCCGCCGTTGTTGCTCTCTACTACGGCCAATTCTACCGCGTGTTTGGTTAGCATTTCGGCCGTTTTGGGTTCGGTGTACTCCATAGGTTTAGCCGTATAAAGCACGTCCAAAATAAAGTTTCCTATCTCGGTTTCAAGGTAGGTTATCGAGCAAAGGAAATCCGCGCCTTCGTCCGCCGTATCGGTATAGTTCTTAACCTTCCGTAGCTTGGTGGCCGGCAGTATGTCGTATTCCTTAAAAGGATTTTCGTACATAAGGCCCTGCAAAGGTTTGGGGTCTTGCTGGTAAAGGCTTTCGAATACGTGCGGGTTTCGGGTGCGTATGGCTTCCAACTTTTCTAAGTTGTGGCGTTCGGGCCATAGTGCCGTACCTTCTTCGCGCGGGTCGTATTCGGTAGGTGCGCCCTTCTTAATCGCTTGGTAGGTTACTACTACCCACCCGTTCGGATTGTTTACCGGGTCGTATATTCCTTGCTGCTCCAATAGGCGGCCGGCTAAGTCCTTTTCGTGCCAGCGGGTAAATACTATAAGCTGCTGGCTATTGTTGTGTAATCGGGTTTCGGCAACCGTATCGTACCAATCTTCGATAGCTTCCCGAACAACTGCCGACCACGCCGTTTTAGCGTCCTTATAAATGTCGTCCATTATCAGGGTATCTACCGGTTCGCCCGTAAGCGGGCCACCTACGCCGACGGTCTTAAAACCGCCCCGGTGTCCTACTATTTCGCACTCGTCGGCATTGCGAAGCCATGCACCGGCAACGGTCGTAATGTTCGATGAATTAAGGCGCGTTTCCGGGAATATCTCGGCATATTCCGGCGTGTCTATAATGCGCTGTATTTCGCGGTTGAACTTACGGGCTTTCGGTGCCGAATAGCTTACGACGGCTATTTTATTGTCCGGATTCCGGCCAAGCATATAAGCCGGAAGGCGGCGCGTAGAACCTTCGCTTTTGCCGTGCTGGGGCGGCATGAATACCATTAGCTTTTTAATCTTCCCTTCCGCGAATAAGGTTAGAACGTGGTAATATCGTATATGAAATTCGGCCGGGTCGAAAGTAGGCATAGTAGCGCGTGTAAACGGCAAAAGGTCGGTACGGGCTTCACGTACTAACCTTTCGCGTAATGCGGTTATATACTCTATTTTCTCTTGACGCGTCATTTCCCTAACTTCCTTTCCAATTCGGCTATACGTGCGTCTAATTCTTCGTCGGTAAGTTGCCCGAACAAGTCCTTACCGTCCTTGCCCGTTACTTCGTTGTTCTGCCTGTTCTTCCAATTCTCCGGCTCTCCGTTGGTTAGTGTAAAGATTATCGCCGCCGTGTCCGGCTGGTAGTGTTTATCGACTATCTTTTGTTCCTTTATTCGCGGTATCTCCTTGCCGTTTACGTCGTACTTGCCGGAACCTACCGTAGTGATGTGTTTTTCCTGCACCGTGTACCCTTGTATCTTTCGTAGAAGGCTTTTTTTCGCTTCGGCTACGAAGAAGGCCATACGTTCCGCTTCGGCCTTTTTTATATTCTCCGAAAACTCCGGAAACCGGGTAATCCAATCGTAATAAGTAGAATCGGAAATTTTAACCATACGGCATACTTCCGCCACCGTATAGGTGTCGGTAGCGATAAGCGAACATATCTTTTCGGCTATCTTCTTATTGTATTTCGTCGGTCTTCCCATTACTTACTTATTGCGGTAAATCGTCCCCCGCGTGTAATTCTCCAAATTCTTCTTTAATCGCTTTCGGGTCGCCTTTGTAAAATACCAATACGTCGTCGTGAAGGCCGCTATTTGCGCGGGTCTTATTGAACTGTTCTACGGCCTTCGTTACCTGCACTTCTTCGAATTGGTCTACCGTTTCTTCTACTGAACC